CTGTTGTTGGCCCTGATAATACTTTATTAGCATTTATTACTGTATCTTTATCAAAAAACTTACCCTCTCCACCTATAGGCTCAATAGTCGTAGCGGAACCTCCAGCACCCCCACTGCCTATACCGATGAATAGAGTTTTACTACCTTCACTAAATGCTAATTCCGCATTTTCTAGTGTGGTTGGTGCTGATGATCCTGTGGATCTTTTTATGCGGATTGTGTTAGCCATAGTTTAAAATGAACCCCCATCAACAAGGTTTTCTACAGTACGAGTTGCATCTGCTTTAAATGTAGCAGAAGTAGAGTCATAGTAAATAACAGAATTATTTACAACACCAGAATCAGTTAAACCTTTTCCTGTTGAACTGAATGATGGACCTTGTGGCCCTTGTGTAGCAACAGTAATAATTGTTGCATCACCCTCGTTGACAGTAACAGTATTCTTACTGGTTGTAACATTAACCGAAGTCATGGTGAACTATAACCCTCTGACATAGTTATAACACCTTCAAGGTAGTACTCTCGCAATCCGTTTGGGTCTTGGAGCATTACATCGTAAGAAAGTGTATTGGTTTCAAAAGTAGCTGTTTGAACATCAGTTAAAGAAATATCAATAACACCATTAGCTCTATTGGTGTAGGTAATTGCAAAATCGCCATATTTTATATTTCTACCCTCATCCCAACATTGAGCATAAACTGTATATCCAGTAAGATTTATAACAGTTCCAGTAGAATCTTTAAAAACAAGTTGCAAAGAAAAGTCTGCTCTCCTTTGTACAGTCATATTGTATGTGCCTGGTTGTATTGCCATAATTAAATTTTTATAATGTAAAGCATTGCTATATTACGAGGTCTAGCTTCGTTACCACCATCATTGCTAGTATTTGTACTAACATTAACATTAATTCCTGTTGTTTTAGTTGAAGTTTTACCTACGTTTGCCTCTTCAGATCTGCTGACTATATTATATCCTTCATTTAAGTTGGCAGCACCTGTACCAGATGCAGGGGTAACATTACTACTTAAGGTACTATTAAATCGTGACTGTCCAGCATTTCCTAACTTAAATGAATGATGGAAGTGGCCTGAGTCAGATACAGATGCGTTAGAAGATGCTGTGTGGTTGTGCTGTTGGTTTTGAGCACCTTGAGATGTTCCTACTTGTCTATTATTGTCAACTCCTCTACTGTCATCAAAACCTCTAACAAATTCTCCTCGTAAATCTGGAACATTAAAACTATTTCCATCAACAGCACCATAGGCTGTACCTATAACAGCAAACAAAGCAGCGTAAGTTCCTGTTCTTGAATATGAAGCACCATTACATTTGACATAACCTGTTGGAACTGTATTAACAGCTAAACAAAAAACAGAGCCAGTAGGTACACCCTCAACTATAGAAAAACTTAAATTACCTGATGCATCAGTTTGCATGAAACCACCATTAACAATAGTGCCAGGTAATTTGTAAGTAACGCTTGAGGATAAAGTATCAGGAGATTTTAAAGCAATGTGTGCAGTATTATCTGCATCATTAAGAAATATACCTGTTGTTGCACTACCTGTTGATGTAATAAACAAGCCAGCAGATGAAAAATGGCTTATTTTTGTTCCAGCACAAGAAAATGCTACTTGATTTGCAGCATTTCTAAAAATCCCAGTATCGCTGTCGTTGTCAAAACATAGTGCTGGACTGCTTGCTCCAGAGCCGTCATCTAATTCTAATGGGCCTGTAAGCGTGTCTCCAGCTCTTTTTACAAGTCCTAAATTTGCCTCATCTAAATTACCAACATCAAAATATGTAGGAGTTGTACCAGAAGTACCATCATCTCCACTTGTAGACCTTATTAATAATTTTTTAGGAGTAGTAGAACTATCTGCAACAAATTCACATGGTAATACTTGACCAACTTGAGTTTTATCTCCAAAGTTGTTTGAAGCTATAGCAGCTAACGCAAGGTTAAGATCTGCCCTGACACCAGCACCCGAACTATTTGCAATATCTTTGTTAGATACTAATGCCATTTAAAAAATACTTTTCTCCATATTACACCCCTTTGCCATATCCAACAGCTTGAAAAGTAAATTTTTTATTTACTGGATTATTTGAGCTATCTAGTATTTGTATATTGAATCCTGTACCAGTAACTATATTCCCTGCTGCATTAAGAAAATCGCCATTAGAATCTGTTTTAATTACAAAATATTCACCTCCAGAAGCACCCATTATTGTTATTCCAAGTGAAGGTTTATATTGACGAAGCCCTCCTAAACTAGAAGTACCCACAAAAAATGGTTTTGCAAAAGTTACATCCAATCCGTTAGTCATGCTTGATGTATGATCTAGCGGAAGAGTTGATACACCACCCCCTGTTTGATAACTCCTTTCAGTTCTTGACTCAAATGACGCAACAAAACCAGCTTGAATAACATTAATATTATGACCTGTATTTTCAGAAGTTAAATTTAATCTAAATTGAAAGCCTCTACCCTTAAATGTTCCATTTGCAAAAGTATTAAAAGCTGAATACGTTGGTGAGCCAGATGGATCTGTTTGCGTTGTTCTTACAACCATTTGAGCATTAACGTCTTCAATGGCAGTACCATCAAAATTACCATTAGTTGCATAATTATCCCAACCACCACCAGCAGGGCCTCCTAGACTTGGAGGTAAATCTGGAATTTGTGATTCAATAGTATTACCAATTTCAATTCCAATAGTTTGTAATATTCTTTTTAAGTTAAGAGAAAACACACCACCTAAATCTATTGTATTTTGAAAGTCATAAGTACCTGTAAGTCCATTAGTTGCTGCTGGGTTAGTAAGACTTAAGACGTTACTGGTAGTGCTTGTGCGAGTCTTAGTACCAGGATAATTATTATCATCATCTCTTTCTGTAAGAATTACTTGTGCATCTACTAAATCTGGTAAATCTAAAATTACACTCGTTTCTCCTGTACTAAATCTTTCTCCATCATCTCTAAATTTTAAAATATATTCGCCTTCTAAGGCTGGAACAACTGCTTCCGTAGTATTACCAGCAGCAGCTTGTACAAGATCTACAGAGTTAGCAAAAGTTCCAGTACCATCAGTTTTATTTGAGTGTCGAATATAGACTCGACCTCCATGTAAAACATCTGGATCAACCGACTTATCCCATCTTAATCTTACTAATTTATCGTTGACAGGTTCTAATGTAAGATTTTGTACATCATTTGGTACTGCTGTTTTTCCTTCTGCATTAAATTGTGTTGATGATGGAGTTGAGGATAATTGACCAGCAGCATTAAATGAAAATATTTTTATATCATAAATTCCAGCTTGCGTATTCATAATTTCTATATCTGGTCTAAAGACAATCTCAGTTACCCAGTTAGTATTTTGAAATCTATATTGAACTTGATATTGAGTAACTCCAGCAACAGGCTGCCAAGATATTAGTAATCTATTTATTGCAATATTATTTACAACAACTATTTCTTCTAATATAGGTAATTTAATAGTAGGTGCTGGTTTTAGTTCATTAAGTTTAGAGATATTTCTTGCTGGTAATGTAGGAAAGTCTACTGACTCTATATTGTCGTACTTATCAGACCTATAAGCCAATGCACTAATAGCATAATTAACACCATCTTGCTCTTCTACGCTTACGACCCTAAAAGTTTGTGGTTCTTCTCCAGTTCCGTCACTTTCTAATAACCAAATAGAATTTACATTAGGTGTCGTACTAAGTGCGCTTGTAAGATCTATTTTATCTCCAACAACAGTACAAGATTTTTTCTCAACAGTACCATCAGGCATAATAACACTTACTTTTTCATTACCGCCTCCAAAACTAAAAAGATCTTGAGCATCATCAACAGTAATTTGTGTTGTCGTAGCAGCAGCGATACGACCAGATCTTCTATCTCCTTGCCTAACTGGATCATTGACAGCAATTACACTACCTGGCCTTACTATCGCTCCAGCATCCATTGATGTTGAAAAGTTTATAACCTCAGATTCCTGTTCCTCCGAAAAGACTATTGCACGAGCCAAACGCTGCGCTTGTCCCCTAGAGGTACAACCAAAACTTTTTACTTGTTTATAAACTATTCCAAGTTTTGCTCTTCTATTAACTTCTGCTGTACTATCCCCATCGCCATATACTTCAAAGTCCATCTCTCTTGAATCCATATTGAAGTAACTAACACTTACAACAGAATGTCTTTGCTTAAGACTAGAACCTGTATAACTAAAACCTTCAGGAGTTACGTTAGCCAAACTAAACAAATAACTAGGATCTGTTGGTCTATCTTGGACAATAGAAATAGATCCTTGCGACCATAATGGAATACATCTCATTATTGATGCTAAATCTTTAATAAGATCAAATGCTTCTTTTGATGATTGAATATTTACGTTACAACTAAATCTTGGTTCTTTACTTCCAAAACCATCATCAAGTAAAGTTCTACCTTCATCATTTCCAGTACAATATCTACTGGCAGCAACAAAACTATATAGATCTAAATTTTCATACAATTCAGAATCATTAGCTTGATTAGGAGCTATATGAGTTCCAAACCCATAGCGTTTGGTTGTGAGAAGGTCAAGTAACACCATCGCTGGATCGCTACACCAAGTCGCAGCAGTCATTTGTCCGTTGAAGACATAATTTTCTGGATAATGAATAAAGCCAAAAGTACTGCAAGTTCCTAACCCTAAAGAATCAGCAATGGTTTGATTTGCAACGACAGTTGGAGTTAAACCACCATTTGCTGCTGGTATTCGTACTTTAATTCCTCTTATTCTGTATGCTCTTCTTGGTATTGCACTAAATTGCTCAGAGTCTATCCTTAATTGTGCATATGCAGAGTCAGGATATGTTTGTGGATCGTCTACTATCTCTTGCATAACAGAAACACTAAACTCGTCTTTGAGTGAATTATCTGTGCTATCTGCTGTAACACGTTCAACTTTTATTGCAGCCTGTGAATATGTAGCTGGTAAATTTACACGATATTCTTTGGAATATAAATCAGCAGATCTTCCAGTAATAGTATCTGTAATTTTTGTTTGAAAAGTTCCATTGTTAGTTTGTAACTGTATTCTCAATTCAACGCTAGAACCTAACAAATCTCCATTATCTTCTGCTTTTTGTAATTGACCAAAAGATATTGTCACTCTTACTGCATCTTTATTAAGAGATATAGCTTGCGTTACTCCACTATTAGCAACAGTACAAGGTCTGGGAAAACCAGATATAGGACTTGAATTTACAGGGTCACTAGACTCAATCCCTGGAATAACAAGTTGATTATTTGTACCAAAACGTGCATCTAATACAACGCTTTGAAAATTAAAATCTGCATCTACTGGACTACTGTTACTAGCGTTTTCATTAAGTATTGGTGTGTTATTAAGGAATATATCTTTTTGTGCTGACGTTAAATAATCAGCAGAACTCTTAGAAATACCATTTTTTGATGGTGTTGCAAAACCTTCTATCTCTCCTTCTGATAACAAATCTTGTATAGTGGCAAACTGTTTACTATTTAAAGTATCGGGCGCACGATATGGAGTAGGAGGAGTAGGAGGGCCGCCAGCACCTTTAATAATTTTTTTTGTCATGCAACCACCTGATTCGTATCAACAGAAGCCGAGATCACGACAGATCCACACACGATTTCTCCATAACAAATTGGATGGCTAGTTCCAGCTCTGCTAGTATTTTGCACCCCCGAAAAGTTAAAAGATATCCGTGGATCATCTTCTTGTTCTTCTGGTGTAGGCAATGGAAATAATATTTCAGAAACACCATTCAAAACCATCCCTGCACCTACAGCACTAAGAGCCGTACCAACAGTTGTTAATGTTCCAATAGTTGCTGGGTTTAAAGGGCCAAATACTCCAAAAGCAGATTTCCCAAACAAACCAGCACCTGGAAACAAGAAACTAGCTCCTATCAATGCACCGCCTAATAAAATTCTATTAAAACTACTTCCACCAGCACCACTAATGACAGGTACAAAATGTATTTCTGATCTACCCACAGGATCATGTATATGATCTTTATCTAATTCATTATCACCAACTAATACTTGATAATATCTATTACTCATATATGCTTCTAACTTTGGGAAATTTGTTATTAAAAATTTAACTGCTTCTGCTGTTGTTCTTACAACCGCCTCAAACTCATCTTGACCTAAAAACTCTGCAAGTTCTCCATGTAATTTAATTTTTCTGAGCATAACGATACCTCTTACCAGTACATTTTTGTAACCACTCAGAATATGGCTCTCTACAAGATAGTCTATCGGCTAAATGATGCAAAACCATATCTCCTAGAAAAATAGCTACATGATTTAAAGTTGGATGTAATATTGACATCAATAATACATCACCTTTTTCTAGATTTTCATCTTTATCAAGTTCTCTAAACCCAGTTTGTATTGCATATTTTTCAAACAAAGGATTTATTAAAAATTCTTCTGGAGACATATTTCGTTCATAATCTAATAAACTTATATTTTTTTTCTGTTGATAATAATCACGAACCAAAGCCCAACAATCTGTTATTCCCCAAACCCATTCTCTTCCTATCAATGGTGCTTTGTATCCTTGAGGCTCATAATATCCCCATGTCTCTGACTTTGGATTAACTATATACCAAGGCAAATTGCTTTGCTCGCAACTAACCTTATCTGCTTGTGTAGGTTCAGGAGAGGTAACAGGATGGCTATGAAAAACTCCAATAATATCTCCAAGCTTATCTGCTTTCACATAATCTTCAGGGTCAAGAATAAAACATTGATGTGCTGTCATTGATAAATTACGACAAGGAAAATATCTTTCTTTGCCTTTTATATTTAACACTAAACCTACAGCTTCTTTAGGATCTTGTTCTTTCGCATGAACCAATGCGTTATCTTTCCAATTCATCCTATAAATGTGCCTATGGATGGGAATACATCTCTAGTACATTGACGTTTTGGCGCACGAATACCAGCCATATCAAAAATTGCTGCTAATTCAAATTGAACAACAGTTCTATTTTCTGCTGATTTCCGATCAATGTAATATACCTCTCTTGGAAACTCTGCATCTGGATCTGGAGTACCAAAGGGATTAGTCGCACCAGAAAAGTTAGCAGCATCTACGAATCTTGCCATAGTCCTTATTCTAGTTACCTTCGCACCTGTTAAATCGTTACCAGCTGTAAATCCATTTGCGGCTAACAAAACCGCAGACATACTAGGAGTCCCCATATTACTTACAGTAATAGTTGGTCTTGGTAATTGACCTCTTTGAAAAGCAAAACCACTAGCTTCTACAGGAAATCTCAAATATGTTTCACCATTCCAAACAATATTTCCATAAGCATCAAGATTACTACCAGAATGAAATCTATGTACTGTAGTTACTCCACTAGGATTACCTGTTGCATAATTAAGTCCCTCTTTTAACTCAAGTTTAAATAACTCAATAATTGAAGATGGATTTATTTTTTGTATATCGCTAAAGACAGGTGCGGTATCTATTGTCATGGTTCAAATTTTTGAACAAATGTAGCTGAAATTGTAGCTAAATTAGGCAAATTAATTTGCTTACTCCATTGTGGACATACAAATTTATATGATGCTGTTTTTGTTATAGAAACATTTCCACTTGTTGTTGCACCACTAGCTGCTGTAACCACAAAAACATTCGCATTAGTAACAGAAGAAACTATATAAGTACCATCAGCAGAAGAACCAGAAGTAAAGTCAATTACCAAAGAATCACCAACAAATAATCTATGATTTGTGATTGTTATAGTTATTGTCGTACTACTTTGCGAATATGTACCTGTTTTGGTAAAAGCTTCTTTTGGTGGGGAGTATGTAAAACTTGCTTTATCTCTTGCACGTTCCTCTAAAAAATATTCAATTTGGTCTGACTCTTCTTCACTTATATTTTCCCATTTCAAATCAAAAATTTTAGGATCTTGATTATTTGGCAATCCAAAGCCTAAACGATGTTCAAATCCATCTGCAAAGGTTACAACCTTAACTATTGGCTCTGATTTTTTAGTAACGCTAAATGAGGGTTCAATAGCTGGAAAATTTGCCATTTATGTTAAAAGTCCTCCTGGTCTTTTTTGTTTTATCATTTCTGATTGAATAGCAGCAGCTAAAGCTCTACCAAACTCTTGAGACTGTGCAGAATCTCCTTGTACAGAACTACCAGAAGCGTCTACATTTACAACAATATTACCAACTCCTCCTCCATTTGCTATAACTCCAAGTTTTCCATCTCTACCACGTTTCAACGGGAGTACCCCTTCTGGCCCTGCTTCACCCATTAGCCCCATTCCATTAGCCATAGGGAATAAAGTGGGACGATTTACAATTCCTCCCATCTTATAAGGAACAATTTTATTTTTAGCAAATACATTGCCATTAGCACTTGGCACTATCTCGCCACCGCTAACAACTCCACCATCAGCCAAACCAGGGAATAAGAAATTAAATAAAGGTTTTGTAACTGCTGCTCTCACTAACATTCTTGTTAAATCAGAAATTATAGAGTTAGCTAAATCTTTAAAATTTAATTTACCTGTCATTACAAATTTAACCATTGCATCTTCCATACCTTTAAAAGCATTTACAACTGCATTTTCAGCTTGTTCTGCAAACTTGAAAGCACTTTCAGCAAATGATTTAAGTGGAGATTTACTACTATCTTCTAATGGCGGTAAGCCACTTCCTCCACCCTCTTCTCCTTCTACGTTTTGGCCTTGTAATTCAGCTAGTCTTTTTTGTGCCTCTCTTAATTGTGCATTTAATCTTTTTATAACCTTTGTATCGTTTGAAGCTGCAATTCTATTTTGTAAAGATTCGATATTTCTTTCTGTTTTAGCAATTGCATTACCTAAACCAATACCCATAAATTTATTGAATGCTTCTATAGCATCAGTAATAGCACCAACAATAGCTGCAAACACTCTTTGAAACTCTGCTCCAATAGGTTGCAATATAGTACCTACTGCAAGTTTTAATCTATCCATTGTAGTTTTTAATCTTTGCCCTGCATCAGCAGATGAATTAGCTACTTTTTCTGCTGTTTCTCCAAAATCAACTTGTAACTTTTCAGCAAACTTTATAACTTGATCTAAACCAACAGTTCCATCTCGCAAGTCTTTTTGTAATTTTGCCAAGCTACTGCCATTCGCTTCTGCAAATTTAACCACGGCCCCAGCCAAGCGTTCACCGAGTTGGCCCTGTAATTCTTCTGCCGACACCTTACCTTTACCAAAAATCTGCGACATGGCTCGGATAGCAGATTGTACATCTTCTGCATTACCACCAGTAGCTTTAATAGCTTCTGATACACCAACAAAAACTGTCTCAGCTTGATCAATAGTTCCACCTGCACCAAGAACAGATGCAGATAAAGTTGTAAATTGTTTGGTAGATGCAGCTATTGGAACATTTAATCGTTTCGAGGTTGTAGATATGATATCTAGACCTTTATTAAAATCTGCACCTGTTTTAGTAACACCTTTTAAAGCTATTTGTAGCTTTTGTATTTCTGCTGCGTAAGATGCAGAGTCCGCAGCAAAAGAAGCTGCACCTGCAACGGCAGTAACTGCTGCACCAATACCAGCACCTGCAAGTCCACCTGCCAATCCAGCACTAGACATAATTCCTGTTCCAGCTTTCGCAGCACTGGCAGCAGCACCTGCACTTGCCAATCCACTAATAGCTGGAGGTAATCCTAATGAGCTACCAATATATGCACCTGCACCTCCTATAGCTGCTGTACCACCTGCACCTAATCCAGCAAACATTCCTTTTTGTTTGACGGCTGATTGTGTAAATGATTGTAATTTTATTCTATTAGCATCTATTTCTCTTCCTAACTTTTTAAAAGCAACACCACCAGCTTTTACTTCGTTTCTTAATGCCTTAAGTGTCCTTTCTTTTTGTTTGAATTGACTTATTGTTTTTGGAGTAAATTTAGTTACATCTTTTATTCCATTAATTAATCCTTTAAAACTACCAGCGGCTGGCTTTGCAATTTTGCTTAAATTTTTAAGTTGCCTTGTTAAGTTTGTAAGATCTTCTAAACCTGTAACATCAAACTTTAATTCTATATCGCCTATTTGTTTAGCCATTACTTATTACCTTTATTAGTTTCTCTAAGAGCTACAGATTCCATAAGTTGTAAGCCCTCTAGCATTTCTTTACGATTACTAACATTGTAAAGGTCAAATAAGCCTCCAGCAAGCAATAAAACCTCGTATTTTAATCCTACTATACCTCCAAAGGTTGTGTTCCATTGTGTCTGACATCGTAAAAACATCATAACAATTTCCCAATTTTCATCAAAAACCTCAAAATCTTCCTCTTCTTCTGGCTGCTCCTCGATTTTTATCCCAAGTGCTTTCGCATCTTGTTGTGTTTCATCTATAACTTGCTTACCACCCGAAGCCCAGTATTTGGTGGCATCAATTAGTTTCCCGATTGTGCGTTCCCATAAAATGCTTTAAATGCATCTAATACTCCTTTTACAAAATCAACATCTTCTGAAAACTCTTTCAAAATAGTTTTATTAAATTCAATAGCTGTACCATCCTCTTCATTTACATCCTCCCATCCAACTAATATTTTTGATAAAGCAGAAAACTCATCTTCATTATCAAATTTATCTAAAGATGATCTATCTAATCGTGCAAACTTTCCAATAAATTTTGTTGTTTCAAATTCGCCTGGAACAGATTCAGATGGACGCTTAACTTCTACAGGCCAAGGATAAACCTTGCTTTTTTTGCGGACAAATGCCATAAAATCCTAAATATATATATACTTCTATACTTTAGCTAGGAAGTCAATGTTTATGTATAAACTATACTTAACTCATCATTAGCCGAACTTGGTACAAGTGTGTATGGAATTTCAAGCATAGTTACACCATCCATTTCTCCATAAGTTACATCACCAATATCAACTTTTGTACTACTAAATCTACAGATATTGCCAGCAGCAGTACCATGAGTAACTGTCAAGTTTCCAAGAGCAGTATCAGTTAAAGCAGCAGCAAAGAAATCTTTAGAAGAAAGGGCTGGTGCTTCTATACTTACAGAACCATTAGCAGCCCTATCAGTAAGAAGAACTTCTTTTGTACCGCCAACAAGTTCCCTGTATACAATTGAGTTACCCATGTCAAAACTAAGACTTTGTAAAGCACCTGCAAAGCTTAATAATTGGAAACTTGTAGTATTACCATTTTTAAATATTAATGGAGTTGCTTGGTTTCCATAAGTAACTGAAGGTAATGCTGTATCAGTTGGGGCATTATAGATACCAGTAAAAGTGAAATCAAGCGTTGGAATTGATCCTACCTCGGCTGACAATGCGACATTTCCTCGACAGCCAGTAACAATATGTCTAACTCCATCTACGTTGTAATGGATAGTAATTGATGAAAAGTTAGCTGAGATTGGCTCGTAAGTAACTGATGTTCCCGAACTGATTGTTTCAGATAAGCCACACGCTTTGAGCGCACTTCCATACCTCGGAGCAGTACCAGCTGTGCCTGATCCAGCAAACTCAACGCTAAACGTACATTCAACTCTTGTGTTTGCTAGTAACTGTTGTGAAGAACCAAGATATGGTCTGACAACATCTCTGTTAACCACATCGCTTGATTGTGGTGTAATACTTAGATCAGTTACTA